ATAAAAAAATTTTTTTAGGATTACTAAAAACTTCTATACTAATATTGCAATAAAAAAAAATCGCCAGCAGAAAAAATTTTGTAAAATAAACTTAATGCATAAAAAGAAATTTGAAAAAATGAGACACGCGATGGTTCGATCAGATATCCAAGGCAGTTTCTTTTAGTATGCATATATAATGCGATAGTAAGATAAGAATTACTATAAAAAAATTCCGCAAAAAAATTTTATATGAAAGGGGTTGATCAAAAGGTTTATCACATATATGCCAAGAACCGCTGTATTATGGCATCAGTGAATGAGGAAGAGTTTGAGAAAATATGGAAGACACTTCAAACGCTTGTCATATTAATGAAGACTGATTATACTATTGAGGATCTGTCATATGAAGAACTGACTATCAACAAAGAAACTATCAGTAATTCATCATACTGACAAGGGTTATATATATGGGGTTATTGAATTGAATTTATTGGAGGATTGAAAATGGCTCGGGGTTTTACCGTTAAAACATCAGCACCAAAACCCACATCTCAAGAGTGGGATTATGATGCAATTAAAGAAAGAATGCGAGGAAAATCAATTGTTTTTTGTTTGCCCGGTCGAGGGTGTTCTTTTATCTTTTTGAAAGCATTCGTACAACTGTGCTTTGATATGGTACAAAATGGAATGAGTATTCAGATTTCTCAAGATTACTCATCAATGGTTAATTTTGCTCGTTGTAAAGTTTTGGGTGCAAATGTTCTTCGTGGACCTAACCAGGTTCCTTGGGATGGAAAACTTGAATATGATTATCAACTTTGGATTGACTCGGATATTGTTTTTGATTCTAACAAATTCTGGCAACTCTGTGATGTTGCTCTCAATGAGGAAGGAGAGGATCGTGAAATTGTTGCTGGTTGGTATGCAACAGAGGATGGAAACACAACTTCTGTCGCACACTGGTTAGAAGAAGATGATTTCCGCAAGAATGGTGGTGTTATGAATCATGAAACTGTGGAATCAATCAGCAAGCGTAGAAAGCCGTTCACTGTAGATTACACTGGTTTTGGATGGGTATTGATTAAGAAAGGAGTTTTTGAGAATCTTGAGTATCCTTGGTTTGCTCCTAAGATGCAAGTCTTTGAATCAGGCGCAGTTCAAGATATGTGTGGAGAAGATGTTTCTTTCTGTCTTGATGCAATTGATAAAGGATTTGAGATTTGGTGCGATCCTCGCATTAGAGTTGGTCACGAAAAGACGAGAATCCTGTAATAATGGAAAAAACATACAATCTTTTATATAAAGGTCGTAAAATTTATATAAATCTCAGTATGGAAGACTGTACTGAGATTCTTCAAAACTTCTCAGAGCGTTTTTACTCAGGAGAAGACATTGATCCTAATTTAATTGAAATGGAGGAAATCTAATGGCTAAAGGTGGAAACAATAAAGTTAATTTTGAACCTGGAGCACCCAAGAAAACTAGACAGGGACGTTCTCCTCGTACATTGCTAAGCGCAACTTCTCGTAATGGGCGTAAAAAGAAGTATAGGGGACAAGGTAAATAATAGTATAAGGTGCCTATAAGGCACCTTTTTTATTAAAGGGATAGCAACCCCGTAAAAAGTTCTGATTTTAACGAATCAGGAGCACAAAATGAATCAAAAACTACTTAGAGAAATCGCAAGCGATGATTTAAACCCAAAAAAACATGATTTTCATCACCAAAATGAAATTCACTCAAAAATTCGTAATGATAATGACTATGATGACTGGGAATATGGAACTGAACCACTTTATGAATCAAAAAATCTCTAATAAATAAGATAGAATTGTAATAATCAATGCCTTTACAAAGGGTAAGTCAGGGATTTAAAGATATTAGTATGTCATTTCAGAGTAATCCTCTGACGAATGATCTGATTGCCCTTAAAAATGAAAACGCAATTGCTCGTTCTATTCGTAATATTGTGTTTACTTTACCGGGGGAGAAATTTTTTAATGAAAATTTTGGTTCCAGAATCAGTCGTTCTCTTTTTGAGAACTTAGATTCTACTTCAGATATTGTTATAAAGGATGAAATTGAAAATTCAATTCGCAATTATGAACCAAGAGTTTCATTAGTGGATGTTCAAGTAAATCCAGATTTTGATAATAATTCCTTTGATGTAATTATAATCTATAGAATTGTTGGTATAGATGTTCCAGCACAACAATTACAATTCGTTCTGCAACCTACTAGGTAAATGCCATTAGTAAATTTTTCAAATCTGGATTTTGACCAGATTAAAACAAGTCTTAGAGATTATCTAAGATCAAACTCAAATTTTACTGATTATGATTTTGAAGGATCTAATCTTTCAACAATTCTTGATGTTTTGGCATACAATACCTACATCACCTCATATAATGCAAACATGGTTGCAAATGAGGTGTTTATTGACAGTGCAACACTTAGAGAAAATATTGTTGCCCTTGCTAGAAATATAGGATATGTTCCAAGGTCAAGAAAAGCATCTACTGCAACTGTAAGTTTTTTTGTTGATACCTCAAACATCACGCCAGTTCCATCATCTTTAACTTTAAAGAAAGGACCAATAGCAGCAACATCTGGTTCTTTTGGAAATCAGTCTTTTATATTCTCAATATTGGATGATATTACTGTACCAGTAGTTGATAACGTCGCATCCTTCAATGATATAAAAATTTATGAGGGAGTACTGCTGAGTACTAATTTCACACACAATTCAAATAACCCAAATCAAAGATTTATTTTACCAAACTCCGGCATAGATACAGATCTAATATCAGTCAGCGTTAAAAGTAGTATAACTGAAACAGCATCTGCAAAATATGCTCTTCAGAATAGTGTGTTTGAAGTAAATCAAAACTCTAGAGTCTATTATATTCAAGAAATTGAAGATGAGAGATATGAATTAATATTTGGTGATGGTGTTTTATTTGGGAAAAAATTAGAAAATAATAACTACATTGAAGTAAATTATATTGTTTCCAATGGAAATAGTGGTAATGGTATAAGTCAGTTTAGTTTTTCAGGAAGACTCACTTATACAAGAAATTCTACGGAATATACAGTTACTTCCGGCATATCACTCTTATCAACTGGGATTATCTCCCAAGGTGGAGAGAATATTGAATCAGTTGAGTCTATTAAAAAATATGCTCCAAGAATCTATGCTTCACAGAATAGAGCATTATCTGCAAATGACTACGAATCACTAATTCCTGCGAAAATATATCCAGAAACTGAATCTATCTCTGTTTTTGGCGGTGAAGAATTGGTTCCTCCACAATATGGAAAAGTATTCATCAGTATTAAACCAAGAAATGGTGACTTTTTACCAAATTTAATCAAAGAGAATATAAAAAGGGACCTTAAGAAGTATGCTGTTGCGGGAATTGTTCCAGAAATTTTAGATCTCAAGTATCTTTACATAGAAGTTGATTCTAAAATTTATTATAATACCAATCTTGCCCCAAGTTCGGCATATGTTTCTACATTAATTCAATCAAATGCAAACAAGTATGCAGAATCAACTGAATTAAATAGGTATGGATCTAGATTTAAGTATAGTAAGTTCTTGAAAATTATTGATGACACCCACGAATCAGTAACTTCCAATATTACACAAATTCAAATTAGGAGAGATCTGAGAGTTGCTTTAAATACGTTTGCAGAATATCAAATTGGATTTGGTAATGCTTTTCATATTAAGAATATGGATGGTTATAATATCAAATCTTCAGCATTCATAGTATCTGACTTACAAGAACCAGTTTACTTGTCAGATATTCCAGATACAAATAGAACAACAGGATCTATTTTCTTGTTCACTGTTCCAAGTACAAATTCTACAAGTACAACTATTGTTAAAAGAAATATTGGCAGAATTGATTATGAAAAAGGTATTATAACATTAAATCCAATAAACATTTTATCCGGGAAAATAAAGGATTCTCAATCAATCATTGAGATATCTGCAATACCAAAATCAAATGACGTAATTGGGTTGCAGGATTTATATCTTCAACTAGATATTAATAAGAGTGTTTTTGAAATGATTCCTGACGAAATATCTTCAGGACTCGATCCTTCGGCATCTAATTATATCGTAACTTCAAGCTACAGCAACGGGAACCTAGTAAGATCATAACAAAATGACAGAAAAAAGAATTCAGTTTAATAACGTTATCCAAAATCAACTTCCTTCTTATGTTAGGGAGGAGTTTCCTTTAGTTGCTGAGTTTTTAAAGCAATATTATATTTCTCAAGAATTTCAAGGTTCTTCAGTTGATTTGATCCAAAATATTGATAATTATTTAAAATTAGATGCCATAAAATCCAGCATAGAATCAACGTCTCTTGCTGCGGATATTAGTTTCCTTGATGAAACAATAACCGTATTAAGCACTGTTGGGTTCCCAGACTCATATGGATTGTTGCAGATAGATGATGAAGTTATTACATACACAAATAAAACTGCAACTTCTTTTACTGGTTGTGTAAGAGGATTTAGCGGCGTTACTTCATATAATAATCAAAATAAACCAGATGA